GTGGCTGATTCTCTAGAAAAACGCTAGGCTCGAGGTCTTCGAGTGAGCGTTGCTCTAGTTGTCGGCGACTGCGTGGAAGATTGCGAAGGCGAGCGCCGTGGCTTGCGTTGCAGCTCTTGTGGGCTAGGGCTAGCTCGTCGATCGGGACGATGGTCGGACCGCCGAACGCGCGAGCGTTCAGGTGGTGTACCTCGCACGACCATTGGTGACGACCGGGTAGGGTCATGTCTATTTCGCCGCCGCAGAAGTAGCACACGGGTTCGTGATAGTTGCGTGCCTGCTCGACGAGGGCGCGCCATCGCGAACCGTTGATGGTGTCGTCTTTTGCGGTTGTCTTTGGCTTGCGCTTGGCCATGGCTTACAGGGTACGGGTTGTCTCGGTTGTCGGTGCGGGGTTCGGGTATTCGCTTGCGCCTAAGTGCAGAGCGCCCGGTGCCCTCCGCTGTTGATGGCCAGCCTGCCAGGCATTCCGTGCATCGTGCTGATGGTATGCCGAGGCGGACCCTCTAACGGTCGACGTCCCGAGTGCAACGCGGGGTAGGTGTGGTGCTGGGTTGTTACCCCGCTCGGTCGGAGTGATGGATAGGGCGACCGAGCGGGGCAAGGTGTTAGGCGATCAGCGGGTGGAAGTAGTTGCCGTGCGATCCGATCGGACCGAACGTCGCAATCCACTCGTCGAACGTGTAGAGCCGATCCTCGCCAAGGTCGGTAATGGTCAGGCTGCGCGTGTTGGCGGCTTCCGTCTGCAGCTGCTCGCGCTTTGCTGCGTAGTAGCGTCGGTTGGCCTCACGGCGCTTTGCTCGATGCTCTTTGAGTGCCTTAGCGTCGGCCTTGATGCGCTCGACGTAGGCGCGCTGATGTTGCGCGTTTTGCTCACGCTCACGCTCGGCATTGGCTGCGACCCACTCGCGCCGTTTGAGGCGGTTGTAACAGGTCTTGCAGGTGTCGAGCTGTAGGCACTCGCAGCTGATCGGGCGACCGGTACGCGGCATGACTAGACCGCCAACTCATCGAGATGCCACGGGCGAACCAGACCAAGTTCCTCACGCTCCTGGTACGTGTGGCAGGTCTCGTAGGTTTCCTCGCCCCGTCCTCGAGCACACGCCGAGACGGCAACCGGCCAGCCGTCCACAATCTCGACGCGACGCACCGGGTCATACGCCAAGGCGATACCGCACTTGCGACAGATGGCTGGCTTTTTGGCGATGATCTCGTCGCGCGTTGGCGCGTGTTTCTGCAGGTCCAACGGGATAGGAATGTCGTGCCGCATGGCCTGTTCGACGAGCCAGCCGGTGCCGCGCTGCTGGGCTCGCTCGAGCATGTTGTCGCGGACCTTTCGTAGGAATGCGTCCGGGCTTTTGACTCGGCCCTCTTCCATGCCGCGGTTCATCTCGACGCGCGCGATGCTTTCGGCGAGGTGGTAGACGCTGCTGGTGGCGTCCATCACTTCACCGCGGGCAGGCACAGGCTCGCGGTGGCGACCATGTCGGGCGTGTAGGTAGTGTCCCGATCATCGCCGACGAACCGCACGGTGATGCTCGGAAAGTGCCACATGCCGTCAAGCTCGACGGGCTCGAGGCTGACGAGCGTGGCGATCTCCTTGGACACCTCGACCTCGATCGTGGTCTCGCCTTCGATGCGCTTGCCCCACTGCAGCCATGCTCCGACCTCCCACTGGTCGAAATACTTGGCGCTCATGTAGTGCTGGACGTGCTTCACGGCTTCCCCTTTTGTCGTTGTCGGCGTCGTGCCGACTGTTCTCGATCATACGCTGCCTTGCAGATTTTGCAACGCCTAGATGCTCTGCCCGCTCCGCTCGCGGCGATGATGCCGTGCAGCTGCAGGTCGTGGCCTTTCGGACAGGTGTCTCGGCGCGAGGCTTCGATGCGCGGATGACATGGCCAGCAGTACCTGTCCGTGGCCATGGCGTAGCTGCTGATTTGGCAGCCGCATTTGGCGCATCTACTCATTGACGCCGGTGGTCATGCCGGCGGCGGCGAATGCCTGCTCGTCCATGATCCACCGCCGGATCGCTTTGTAGACAATGGCATCGAGAAGCTCTTCCTCGACGTCGCGCTGGAGCACGAACTCGGAATGCCTGGAAGAGTTGCGCCAGTAGTCGAAGTCGTGTGCGTAGGCGCCCTGTATGACGCGCTTCCTGAGCCGAGCCATGAGAGGATCGCCGTAGTAGTTGTCGCGTCGTTGTAGCCCGCCGATGATGCGGGCGAGCTCCACAATCGTATCGAGGTAGGCGTCCTCGAGGCGGGATTCCACGAGAAGCCAGCAGCGTTCCCCCGTCCAGTCATCAGCATCCTTACCTAGGAACTTCTCGAAACTTGCCACCCTATGCTCCAATCCTGACGAATGCGCGCACGTTCGATCGCGGGCGCGTTCTGATGTAGCAGCCACCACCGTTTGCCTGGTTGCCTAGGCTGCCGCTGCTGGTGTTGCCTTCGATGCATGTCACGGCGTCCTTCGTGTATGCGAGCAGCAGGCCAGCATGGTCGACGTGTTGACCGGCTGGCAGGTCGAATAGCACTAGGTCGCCGCGGCGCGGCTTCTGCATGACGCGCAAGCCGTTAGTTTTGTTTGTCGCGTCCTTTAGTACCTGGACAGTCCACGCGGCGTTGCTGTTCTCGATCTCGCGGATAGCTGCGCGGCTGCCGCCGTCGGCGTAAGCGACGAAACATGCCCAGACGCACCAGGCGAACCCGCCGTGCGTCTGCCAGCGTGGCACCTTTACGCCATCCTTAACAATGCGGGCGACGGCGTTCTGCAGCGGCGGAAAGTTGTTGCTATTGGGCGGGTCCTCGGTCTTGCCCTTCCATGAAAGCATGAGTTTCACGGCGTATTCGTGCGGCTTGATCTTGGGCGGCATTGTCAGGCTTTCGTCAGGAGGAGAAAGAGGGCGAGGATGATGATGATGGCTACGGCGTCCCATTCCATTGGATGCTCCTAGGTCGGGGCGCTGAGTGTACGCCTACTTTCGGACGTTCCGAGAGGGGTCGATCCGCAGATAGCCGAGAAGGAACACGATCACGATGGTGATGGCGCCCTGCAGGACGGTGTCGGGCTGGTAGCCGACGGCGGCAAGGATGGCGCAGATGATCGTCGCGAGGGCTGCGCCTACAGAGGCTGCGTACACTTTCGGGCTGATATTCGACATGGGGTCTCCTAGAGCTGTGTGGTGAGTGTGATGGTGATGGCGGATACGCTGCCGGCGACGGCGGCGGTGGCGACGACAAGGCGGCCAATGCCTGAACGGCCAGCGTCGGCACCTTTGCGGTGCGCTTCGGCGGCCTCGAGCGCGCGTAATCGTCCGTTTAGATCGGCGCGATAGCCGACGACCTCCTCGCGGAGCTCGCGCATCATGCCGTACAGCCGGTCAGTGTCCTCGGGCGGCACGGCTAGAGCTCCGCGTTGGCCGTCGCGTGGTAGGCAACGTAGTAGCCAGAGCCGCCGCCGGCTTCGCCCGTTGTGAGATAAATCGCATTTTTACTGGTTGCGTTCTGAAATGAAGTGATGTCCGTGTATGTCGTATCGGTCCACCCTCCGTACCATGATGTGCGGCTGACTGTGCCATTGAGCGAGTAGAAGGCAAGCGTGGGAACGCTGCGCATCGTGACGGGCAAATAGCAGGCTGTTACAGGGTTACCGCCGTCAATCTGGTTGAGAGCAATAACCGCGCCCGTTGCTGCAGCACTTGTGCCCGAATAGTTTTTGCCCGGCGCGTCTCCCGTTGGGTACGAGCTCCAAAAATATCGCTGGCAGAGTGCGAGCTCTTGCTGGATCGGTCGGCGCTCGAGGGCGGTCTGTGTTGTGTTCTGCTCGAGCTGAACTCCGTAAAGCCAGAACCTGCCGGTTTGGCTGCCCAGGTCAAACATGATCTGCAAGTAGTCGTCGCCGTTGCTGCCGATTGTTTTGCCGCTGATGCTGGGCAGCGTGTAATGAACGTGAAGGCGGACCCATGTCCCGGTGACGGCTGCGGTTCCGAGAACGGTGGTGACGGCTGTGCTGGGGCTGCCGCCTGTGCCGAAGTTTTGGATGGCCTTTGCGGTGAGGGTGTTGACGCCAGTGCCGCCGCCGTCGTTTCTGACCCATGCGCTAAGGGTGATGGTTTCGCCGGCGAATGTCCGCACGCCTTCGACGCGCTGGCTGATGCTCTGCGTCGTCGCGGTGCCTCGGTTCGTGATGATTACTTCCATGAAGTATTTGCCCTGGATGCCGCTGGGCAGGTTTGTGCCGAGGCTGATGTCGTTTCGGGCGACGGTGCGGGTGCCGCCAGCGCCGTCGTAGTCGATGCGCCAACGGTCGGCGGTGTACGCGCCGGTTGCAGGGTTGGAGAAGCTGGTGCCGCGCTGCCAGATGTCCATGACGGGGTTAATGATGGCGTTACGGTTTGGCAGGTGGTCGAGGTAGCCTGCGATGGCGCTTGCGGTGGTCGGGTAGTCTGCGACCTGGTCGCTGGGGTCCGGGTATGGATAGGAGCTGCGCGTGGTGTAGCTGGTCATGGTGATCCTATGCGGTCAGGTCTGCGAGGGTGAGGGCGTTGTCCCAGATAACGGTCTGGTTGATGCTATCCCACTGGTATGACGCGGTCTGCGGAATGTTCTCCCATGGGATTCCATAGCCGAGCTCGGCGGGATCGGCGACGTAAAACGTGGTGCGGAACTTCTGCTGGTTTATCTTGTGTTCCCAGCCTTGGACGATGCCGACGTAGGTCGTGGTCGGCGATCCCGTCGGGAGGTCGTTGATGGTGATCTCGTTGCCGATCCTCGGGTAGAGGATTTCGGGGCCGATTGTGGACTGTTCGTAGACGACCTCGCTGATGTTCCAGCGTGGGCGGCGCGCTCGGCTGATGATCTCGTCTCCGAGGTCGCGCGCGTTTGTCGCGTTGTCGATCGTGGTCGTGATGCTGCGGGTGCGCTTGCCGTAGAGCAGCTGGGATTCGGCGTTCGATCGCGTCACGGTACCGGTGTCGTATGTAATGACGACGTCGTTGATGATCTGACCAGACTGGTCAAACACTGGTGCGAACAGTGTGAAGGATGCATTCAAGTTTTGGGCGTAAAGGTCATCGGGGGCGAGGTCGGCGGTGTAGTACGCGATCTTGCCGGTAGTCGTCGGCACATAGATGCCGCCGCCGTCATCTGGCAGGTCGTAGAGGCACCCGCCGTACGGCTCGAGAAACTCTTGAAACAGGCTGGTGGCGGTCGTGGCGCCGGCGGTGTACGCAGACAGGGTGTAGGCGCCTTCGTCGGTGCCGGTCTGGTCAGAGAAGTCGAAGCCGCCCTGGCTGGTCGATTCGGCGGCGATTGCGTCGAGTCGGTCCTCGAGCGTGTGGGCTGCGTAGCCGCTCCCGCCGGCTTGGATGAGTCCGAGGCGGCTGGATGGTCCGGCGGCGATGATGTCGCAGCGGGCGCCGCTGGTCGCCGTGGCGACGGTCAGGCGAACGTCGGTGATGTAGCCGGCGAATAGGCAGTAAGCATTACCGGCGATGACGAGCGTCTTGCCGACAAGGGCGGTGTACGAGTCGGCGACGACGTCGTAAAAGGTGATGCGGCAGCTCGAGGGCGCGTAGGTGGTGGTGGTGTCGCGGCGGCCGACGATGATGCCTACGTCGTAGGCGATGGTGTCGAGCTCTACGGCGCTGCCGCCAAAGTAGACCGCGCCAATCATGCGATTGCGTACCGCGTGTCGTACTGCTGAAGGATGGCGAGCAGCTCGCGCGCTGTGCTGTCGGAGTCGATCGGCCCGTTGATTGTCACGTTGACGGTCGTCTGGGTTGTCGGCGCGATGAATGCGTCGGCGCCCAGGCGTCCAGCCGTTCCGCTGCGTCCGCCGATGACTGGGATGTTGATGCTCGGTACTTTGATTTTGCCGAGCAGGTTGATGAGCTTCTCGACGGCGGTGATGATGCTGTCGAGGGCGCTCTTGAATGGGCCGAGGGCGGTCTCGATCGAGGTTTTGATTTTGGTGGTGACGAGTACGACGCCGGCGGCGAGGAATCCGAGGATGGTGATGTATGACTCGGTGGTCGTTTTGATCGAGCCGAGGAGCGCCTTCGCGCCGTCGATTGCGAGCGTGAGGGCGCCGAAGCGTTCCTGCGCCTCTTTCAGTGCGAGCCAGAACAGACCGCCGGGCAGCAGGAGCGGCCAGAAGCGGCGGAGATAGCCGGTGGCGATGTCGATGACGCGGCTGATCTCTTCCCAGTTGTCGATGAAGGGCTTTAGTGCCTGTTCGGTGGTGCGCTTTACGGCGGCGAATACCTGGTCGACGATGTTGCGGAATGTCTCGCTGTTTTTGTAGGCGAGAATGAGGCCGGCCACGAGAGCTGCGATAGCTACGACGATTATGCCGATTGGGTTAGCGGTGAGGGCGATGTTCAGCGCGTATTGTGCGATTGTCCAGGCGACGGTCGAGGCCTTGGCGATTGCGCTGACGGCTTGGAAGGCGGTCATGGCGGCGTTTACGCCGACGACGGTGGCGGCGAGGGCGCCGATGACGGCGCCGAGCTTGACGATTACGTCGGTGTTGTCCTTGACGAATCCGGCGACCTGGACGAGGATCGGCGCGAGCTGTTTCAGCACGGGCAGGAGCGCCATGCCGATCTCCTCTTGCGTTTCCTGCAGCGTCAGTTGGAATATCTTGTATTGGCCTGCTGCAGTATTTGCTGCGTCTGCTGCAGCACCGCCTGTCAGGCGCGCTAGCTCGGCGTTGATTTTTGCGAAGTCGCCCGACTCGATAGCGGCTTTGTTGATGCCGGGAATGAGTTTTGCAAGGGCGCTGCCGTTGCCGGCATACGCCTTCGAGAGCGCTTTGCTGATCGCGTCGGTGCTTTTGCCGGTTGCGGCGCTGACGTCGAGGGCGATGGCGAGGCCCTGCTGGGCTTTCGTGACGTCGCCGGTGGCGGTCGCAAGTTTTGCGAGTGCGGGGCGCAGCTCGTCGTCGGCAACGCCGGTCGACAGACTGAGCTGGCTGATGTAGTCCTCGGCGGCCTTGATGGCGGTGTCGGTTGCGCCGGCGGTGCGCTCGAGGACGCCGGCGAGCTTGACCTGGGCCGCCTCGTCCTCAGCGGCTGCCTTCGCGCAGCTGATCGCGGCGGCGCCAAGTGCGGCGAGGGCGATACCGGCAGGCACGGCGGCCTTGCGGATCGCCATGCTCGCCTTCTGGCTGCCGGTCATCTGATCGCCGAGCGCCTTGTTTACCTTGCCGATCTCGGTGATGGCGTCGCCGGCGTTGGCGCCGATCTTAATAAGGACGTTAGCTGCGCCTGCCATTAGAGTACCCCGGCGTCGGTAAGGATGTTAATGACGGCTTTCTTGTATTTGCCGATCGCGGGACCTTCAGAGAAGGCCTTTACGGTCGGCTTGATCCAATAGCCGTCCGGGTTGCGTGGTGCGAATCGTCCGGCCTTGTCGCCGTACTCGACGCCCCACAGCAGCTGCCCGGCGGGCGCGCGGACGGTGCCGCCCTTGCGGCTCTTGTAGGCCCGGCCTACTTTCTTTTTGCCGCCTACCTGGACGACTGGAACGCGGTCGCTCTTGACCTTGACGGATAGCTCTACGAGCTGCGTCTGGGGTGCGGGTGCGCCGGCGAAGTTGGCGCGGAGCAGCAGCGCGAGCTGGTCGGCGCATTCTCGGGCGGCGAGGCGCAGCTGCGCGTTCGTGTTTTTGCGTAGCTCGGTGTTGACCTGGCTGAGAGCCTTAAACAGAACCTGCACGTCCGACGTGTCGGCGTATACCACTGGTCCTTTTGCTCTTGCCATCATCTAGCCTTTCGTGCTCGCTCCTCGAGGACTGCCACGATGGTGGCGAGGTCCTCGGGGGTTTCGTTCCAGAGTGTGCTGGGTGGGATGCCTGTTTCGACGGCCAGTATGGCCACTAGGTGGCCGACGTGGCCGTCGGGGTAGGGTTTGCGTCGTTGGCCTCGAGGTCGACGTCGGCGACGCTTTCGCGCCACTTCTCGAATCCGATCCCTTTGCCGGTCTGATCCTCGCCGAGGCTTGCGAACGCTACATAGAGCGTCCATGTCATCGGCGACCGCTGCGGATCGCTGTCGAGCTTGTTGCGTTGTGCGTACGCTTCCCAGGCGGCGAGGGCGTTGATGCCGCCTGAGAAGTCGACGATGCGGTCGTCGGTGTACGTCACCTTCCCCGTGATGCGGACCATGACTAGGGCGTCACGGTCCGGGTCGGGGCGGCGGTCAGCGGGAACTCGAAGCTGACGACCGACTGCACGGCGACGTCGCCGCCGATCTGCACGGGGCGGACCTGGAGGTCTCCCGAGTATTCGACGCCGGCGGACGTGAGCGGCGTGAACGTGAACTCGACCTCGGTGCCGGCGTTGTCCATGCAGTAGTTGACGAATCCCTCGTCGTCGGTCCAGTCGCTGATGACGTCGCCGGACAGCGTCCACTCGAAGTCGACCTCGACGGCGGGGTCGGGAGCGGCGAGGGTCGGGGTTCCGTCGGTCTCGTTCGTGGACGGCGTGAGGCTGCAGGACGAGACCTGCAGGCTGAAGTCGTCGGAAGCGCCGAGCACGAGGGTGCCGGGTCCGAGGCGGGAGTCGATGACGGGCATGGCGGTTGCTCCTAGGGGGCGGGGGTGTTGTAGGGGATCGTCACGACGGCGGTCATGTCGATGGTGGGCAGGGGTTCGGCGTTGATGTTGCCGGAATACGTGCTGGGCGTGTATTGGTCGATTGCGAGTGCGCTGGCGGCGGTGTCTGCAGCTGCGTACATCAGGCCGATGATGCGCGGGCTCGGCGGGTCGGCGCTGACGATATGGATCGGCACGTCGAGGGTGCGGGTGGCGAGTCCCGAGCTTCGTACGGTCGGCATCCCGACGAGGACGCCAATCGGCGACGGGAAAAACGCGCCGGCGTCGCGGGTGGCCTTTGTGAGGCCGGCGTCTTGGAGGACGGTGACGACCTCGTCGAGTGCTTCGGGGATGGTCAAGCTGTTACCGGCCTGCGGAGTCCGATGAGGCGGTAAATGTCGGCCTTTTTGGAGCCGAGGACGTCGCCGACGATGTCAGCGCCGTCGCCGTAGCCGGCGAAGCCGCTGGGCGCGTTGCGCTGCTGGTAGAACAGGGCGGCCCAGAGGATGCTGCCGTAGATGACGTTCGCGGGGATTTCGGCGGCGCCGGTGAATACCAGGTCGCTCCTGAGCCGTTCCACTTCGGCCTTGACTCCGGCGGTGGCGTCCTCGAGGCGCTGGTCGACCTCCTCAAGCTCGAGGTAGGCTGCTACATCTTCGGGTTCGAGCCATGCCATGGTGTCTAGTCGCTCCTAGGGTTGGAGGTCCCCCGCCGCCGGGGAAGTGGCGGCGGGGGACTAGCGTCAGTCGGTGCGCCGTCTGTCTCTCGGGCGCTACGCGATGCTGACGGCCTACAGGCCGTCCGTCATCTTGACGGCGTTGGCCACCTCGACGTCGAAGGACGCGAAGGACGTGACGCCCAGCTCGACGTTCATCGTGCCGACCGCGTTGGCGCGGAGCTGCAGCGGCGAGCTCTCGCGGAGCTCGATGACGCTGGAGTCGGCGACGACGAGCGTGCCGGCGGCGAGGTTCGACGTCACGACGATGTCGAGGCCGGCGACCTGGCCTGCGATCGTGCTGGCGTTCGTCGAACCGCCCGTGAACGGCAGGCTGGCGTCGGTGGCGAGCAGGTCGGCCCACACGTCGGGCGCCATGTACGCCTTGTCGGGGCGGCGGCCCGAGTCCTTGTAGACCTCGGCGCTGCAGTTGCCGATCGTGGCAAGGATGGTGGCGCCGGCGGCGACCTCCTCGGCAGCGTTCGTCAGGGCCAGCGACAGCTTCGCCTCGACGGCGGCGTAGTAGCTGAGGATGATCTGGCGGAACACGGACTCGGCGACGCCGAAGCCGCGCTCGAGGCTGGCGACGGTCATCGACACGCCGTAGGCCCACTGCTGGATCGAGACTTCGTGGTTGCCGATCGCGATGGCGTTCGACGGGGTGGCGTCGTCCTCGGCAATCCAGCCGCCGACCGGCGTGGTGGTCCACGTCGGCTTGTAGAGCTTCATGCCCTCGGCCGGCAGTGCGGCGTTGCGGACGTTGTTGGCCAACGGGCGGTTCTCGGCGAGGCCGCCGATGATCTGGCGCAGGTAGGCGTCGGGGACGAGGCCGACGATGGCGGCGCTGTCGATGACGTTCAGCTCGGCCTCGACGAGGCGCATGGCGTTGTGGTCGCCCTTCATGGCGCGGACGGTGTTGACGATGAACGTGTCGGCGGCCATCGGCGTGTGCTTCTCGAGGCTGATGGTCGGGATCGTCGCGGCGGCGGCGATCGGCTCGGGCGTGGTCTCCACGGGGGTCTCCTGGTGGTCGGGCTGGTTGTTGTTGGGCTGGTCGGGGTCCGGATCATCGTCCGGGGTGGTGAGGTCCTCGTCGTCGGCCTCGTCGGCTTCGGCGGTGACACTGGTGACGGCGCTGCCGGCGAAGGCTGGGATGGCTACGAGACTGATCTCGAGCAGTGCGGCTTCGGCGACGTGGATGACGCCGCGGTCGTCCTCGGTGCCGTTGACGATCTCGGCGCCGATGCTGAGGCCGCCGCGGCTGCCGCTGACGGCCTGCTCGAGGGCGAGGTCGCCTTCGGGGCCGTTGTCGACGCGGAAGCGGGCGATGGCGCCCTGGTCGGTGTCGGCGAGCTCGGTGAGGATGCCGACGGGGCGGTTTCGGTCGTGGCCGAGGAGCAGCGGGGTGCGCTCGCGGGCGGGCTTCAGGCTACCGGGTGCGAATGCGTACTCGGTGCCGCCAAGGTTGGCGGTCTCGTCGTAGGGGACGGCGATGCCTTCGATGGTGCGGGCGTCTGCGTCCGCTGCGGTGACGTCGATGTCGAACTGCAGCACGGTTAGATTCTCCCAGGGGTGAGGTCGTTGACGGTGGTGTCGGATGGAATCCCGAGGAAGCCACGCGCCTCGTCGACGGTGATGATGTCGGCGCCTTGGAGGGTGGTGGCGTAGGCGGTGGCTGCCTCGGGATCGGTGCGCAGGTACGCCTGTACGTCGAATCGGATCTGCTGGCCGGTTGCGATGACAGAGTCGAGCGACAGGGTGCGCTCGATAGCGTTGATAAATGGGGCGCAGGCCTGCTGGACGAACTGGGCCATGTTCTGGCTGACGTTGGAGTAGAGCAGGCTCGAGCTGTTGCCGGTCGGGCTGGCGCCGATCATGCTGACGGGTACGCTGAACAGGCGCGCGATGGCGGTGTCGGCGTGGGCGCGGGCCTCGACGAGCTGGAGGTCCTGCGGGTTTAGGTCGGCGCGGCTGTATTCGACGTTCTGCAGGAATGCGATGGTGTTCTCGCGGCGGGCGGCTTGGAAGGCGGTGACGACGTCGGCAGCCTCGTCGGGTCCGAGCTCGTGGCCGACGTTCTGAAGGATACCGGCAGGCAGCTCGACGGTGGCGAAGCGGCGGGCGGCGTCCTCGAGGGCGATGGCGCTGCTGATGGTTCGCGCGCCATACGAGAGGATGCCGTCGTGGCCTGCCTCGAAGTAGATGACGTCGCGCGCGTCGACGCGGGTGCCGTTGATGTAGTAGCCGCGGACGTTGTTGTAGTCGGTCAGGTTGTCGGCGAGGATCGGTTCGATGGCGGCGCCGGGTACGCGGCGGGCGCGGACGGGGCGCCCGAACGGGTTTGTTTCGGTGGCGATGCCGTCACGGGCAAGGACGATCCACGCGGAGCGTCCGTAGAAGATGAGGTCGTCGACGGTCTCGGTGATCGTGGTCGTCCAGGTGCGGCTAGGGTCGGGCTGCGTGATGATGAAACCGGCGGGCAGGCGTTCGCTGCCGCGGTAGCGGTCGACGCCGAGCTGCGCGATGGTGTTGCAAATGAGGTTGCGGCAGGCGGCAGCTGCGGGAACGCCGAGGGCGGTCTCGCGGTTTAGACCGATGTCCTGCAGCGTCTGCAGGCTCGAGGCGTACGACGGCGAGAACCATGCCGAGGCGTAGGCCGTCTTTGTCGGCTTTGTCTCGCCGGTGATGAGGCTACGGATACCCACGCGCGTATTGTGGCAGCCGCGTCGTCGTCATATCGGGGGGACGGGCTTTCGCGTTAGGCTGCTGTGGCGACGAGGTGCCGGCGTCGAGCGTTCGGGCGCAACTCGTGGCCGACGGCCCAGACCATTGCGCGGGCGAGGTAGATAGGTCCTTCGCTGGCGCGCTGCGATAGCTGCGCGTGGCCGTCGCGCGACGTGTACGCGGTAGCCATCAACGTCTGCTCGGTCAGGGTCGGATTCCCGTCGTGCGCGATCTCGCCTGCCTGGATAGCGGCTTTTGTCGGTCCGTATCCGGCGACCTGGTCGCTGCTCTTCACTTGCAGAAGCGTGGCGCCTTTGATGTCTGGGATGCGAACCGTCGAGTGGTGCAGGATTGTGATGCCTCGGCGCTCGGCGGCGATCTCGCCGAGCCAGCGCCATAGGTTGGCGTGGCTGGTCTCGATCCTCGAGCGGACGACGATCCTGCCGTCGTCGCAGCGGGCGGCGAGGACGGCACCGATCGGCAAGCCGTCGACGCTGGTCTCGACGGCGATGCAGCCGGGGTTGTCTGGCGGCAGCTCGGCGGTCGCGTCCTCGCATCTTGCCCATGACTGTTCCGGCAGCCAGCTCGACGCGCTCGTAACCCAGCGGTTCAGCATCTGCATTGCAAAGTCGTTTGGCGGCTGCAAGCGGTAGAACTGTTCGACCTGTTTCTCGCGCCGATCATTCCAGATAGGCGATGCCTGGCGCCAGCCCTCCCGATCATCGACGGGAAGGTCTGGGCTTGCCGACCATTCGATCAGCAGGATGTCGGCGTTGTCGGGATCGTCGAGCTGGGCGATGCCTTGCTCGCGGAAGCTGCGGAGCAGGTCGCTGCGAGATTCGCCGGCGGTCGACACTAGCCATAGCTGCGAGCTAGTGCGCTGCAGCATCGTCGGCATGATGCCCGAGACCACGACGCCCTCGTCGACTGCCCAAGCCTCGTCCACGAATGCCATGCTGATCGACAAGCCGGGCCCGGCTGTCATGTTCGCGGCGGCGATCATCCACTTGGACGTGTCCGGCAGCTCGATCGCTTCCTGACCGTTGGCCTGGCGTACCTTGGCGTCGGCTTTCTCTTGCAACAGGCGCGCGGACATTTGCCAGATTTCTCGAGCGATCGCACGATTGGACGAAACGTGCAGGAGCGTCTGCGGTTCGCCGAATGCCTCGTCGCCGCCCTGGAACAGTCGCCACGACATGACGCCGCGAGATAGCGTAGATTTGCCGGCCTGTCTCGGTACCGTAAGCACGACGACCGGCCAGCGCAGCGTTCCGTCCTCGCGGACCTCCAGCGCGCGCTTGACGACGTGCGCCTGCCACGTCCACAGCTGCATGTCGAGCCAACGGTCGAGCCATGCGATGCACTCGTCGCCCAGAGTGCCAGCGACATTGGTCGGCGTTGGCGTCTCGAGCCGAGCGGGGACGTAGCCGTCGTCGATCTGGCTGATGTCGACCAGGTCGGCCTGCTTGGCTTTTGTTGGGGCGCGTTTTGGCTTTCTCCCTTGGAGAGAGGTAGAAAGAC